CTATCTTTATAGGATTTTCTGAAATATTATTTGTTTTAAATAAATGTCGAAACATTTCAAGTATTTCTACACAATTTACATTATCATGCTTGTCATGTTCTTCTCCAATTAAAAATATATTATAATCACCGTTTTTTAACCATGTACTTGCATATACATGATCTAATTTATCAGTCATTATAAATTTTTCACATAAATCTACAAATTTTTTACTTTCTTCTAATTGTCGTTTTGGTGATTGTCGTTTTGGTGATTGTCGTTTTGGTGATTGTCGTTTTGGTGATTGTCGTTTTGGTGATTGTCGTTTTGGTGATTGTCTTTTTGGTGATTGTCGTTTTGGTGATTGTCTTTTTGGTGATTGTCTTTTACATCTACCTGTGACAGAATTTCTTTCTTGCTCTTTATTACATTTTTTGCGACATATACCTTTTTTTTCATGATTTCTTTCTTGCTCTTTATTACATTTTTTGCGACATCTATCTGTATCAGGATTTATTTCTTGCTCTTTTTTACATAATTTTATGTTAGGTGATTTTTTATAGTTCATTTATTATATAAAACTTATTTTATTTCATTTTATTAAAATTAAATCAGATATTATATAACTTGATCTTAATTTGTCATTATCTTTTAATTGTAAAAATAAAAATGAATTTATAAAATACATATTTCATAGACTTTAACTATTAAACAAAAAAATTATACAGAATATTTAGAAAATATTAATTATAAAGTATCTTTTTCAGAAGATAAAATTATATTTACATGTCCTGAAAATCACGAAAACACATTAACACTTAATTCGTTCGGAAATCTTAAAAGTAAAAAAAACAAATTTTCAATGTGTGTTGAATGTAATAAAATAGAAGAAAATAACATTTTTAAAAATGAAATACAAGAATTGTCAATTCATACTATTTTAAAAGTGCATAATGGTAAGCAAATTGACTTTATATGTGGTAGTTGTAATATTGAAGGTACATCAAATAAACAATCACTTATAAAAAGCAAAAGTTGTGGTAAATGTCATAACAGTTTACAACGAAAAGATTATGAAATATTAAAAAAAGAAATAGAAAATATGGGATTTACTCTTGTAACTAAACAATACGAATATACAAATAATAAAAATATAACAGTATTATGTATTTGTAAAAATGAATGGAAATGTTCTTTAAATGATTTAAGTAGAGGTAGAAAATGTATGGCATGTAAAACTGAAAGGACTTATGAAACAAATAATATAAAATATGGTTGTGATAATGTTTTCCAAAACGAAAAAATAAAAGAAATATCAAAACAGACTTTACAACAAAATTTTGGTGTTGATTATCCGCAACAAAGTGCTAAAATTAGAGAAAAAACAACAGAAACATCTTTACAAAGATATGGCGTTAAAAGAGCATTTTGTTTACCAGAAGTTTATGAAAAAATTCAAAATACTCATTTTGAAAAATATGGTGTAAGATTCCCACTACAATCAAAAATTATTCAAGAAAAAATTGATGAAACTTTTTTGAGTTTGTGTGGTAAAAAAAGACCATTTGGTACAGAATATCACGAACAAATTATTCTTAAAAAATATGGAAATACAATTTTTGTATGTACTGAATACTTTAAAGAACAAATGATGGAAAAGTATGGAAGTGAATATTTTATAAACTCAGATGAATTTAAAGAACAAATGATTGAAACATATGGTTTTGAACATGCAATGTATTCAGATCAATTATTTAAAAAAATGATAAAAAATCGTTTTATACAACAAGAATATATATTTGAAGATGGAACAAAAACGATGATTTTGGGTTATGAAGATTTAACAATCAAAGAACTAGAAGAAAGTAAATTGTATACAATTATTGAATCAGGTGATAGTGATAATATTCCTACTTTTTGGTATGATTTTGAATCTAAACAACATAAATATTATCCTGATATATATTTACCAGAAAAAAATACTATAATTGAGGTTAAATCAGTTTATTACTTTAATAGAGATATGGAAAAAAATATAGCAAAAGCAAAAAAAGTTGTTTCTGATAATTATATATTTTTTGTATATGTTTATAATAGCCGTAATACTAGTAAAATTATATATAAATTAAAAGATACATTTGATGAATTTGAAATATATATTGAAGAATTGTATGAAAAATAAAAGATAATATACTTTTGAGAGTTTGAAATACATATTTAATTAGTGTATAAATAAAAATGAAATATAGATTTTATTATTAATAAAATAATGAGTAATAACATTAGTGAAAAATCAATTGAATATATATATTTACTAATATTAAGAGAATTTAAAAATTCAAAAGAAAATGTATATAAGATTGGAAGAACTAAACAAGAAAATCATAAAAGATTTAATCAATATCCAAAAGGTTCATCATTATTATTACAAATAATTTGTAATGATTGTACAAAAAATGAAAAAGATATTTTAAAAATATTTAGAGAAAAATTTAAACATAGAACAGAGTTTGGTAATGAATATTTTGAAGGAAATTATAAAGAAATGATTAATATAATTTTTTCAACAATTCAAAACGAAATATGTAAAGAAGAAATAGAATGTGATTTCCGATCAAAAGAAATAGAATATGATATGCTTAATACATTTTTTTCAGAATTAACTATAAAAGAAGCAGAAGCATTAGAAAAATCATATAATTATGATGTTTATTTTACTCCTTGTATTATTTGTGGTGAAAATGCTGTGGGGAAAGGACATGGTGATAGATATCACACAATTCAATCATTTGACATTAATTACAAAGGAGAGACAAACAACTTGCGAAACTTTAGTTTTTGTGATATGTGGTGATAAAACATTTGGTTATGCTATTAGAGAATATATTATTAAGTTTTTAATGTTTAAAAATTCTAAAAACATATTTAGAATTGACAATTTACACAGAGGAAATGATTAAAACCACACATTTTTGAAAACTTTTTAATTATTGAAAATATTATATTTTTGTAATATAATATTTTTTTGAAGATAACCAACCGCTCCGGCACACATACGGAAAAAATTAAAGGACAGGAAATCCCAGTGCTCCACCGCTAATTCGTATGATATTATTATTAACAGCTGTAACAACGAATTCATAAGTTTGGTTGAAGTTAGCACCACTTCCTGCAACACCGTTACCATTGGCTGCTGTAATTGCAGCATTTGAAGCTTCAGGTACGATTGATACATTTGTAAGTTTTCCGTAGTTAGTTGATCCCATAGGGTCTAGACAAATAAAGTCTAGAGAATATGAATACATGTGGAATCCAGTATCGGTTGGGATTACAGGGGCATTGTACCAAGGATTTACTAGTGAGAAGTAGTCTGAACCCATACTAGAAAGACGGCTTGTGTTTTCATATACTAGAGTTGTTTGTAGTACAGGATCTGCGCAACCTGGTGGAGTGAAGTTAGTTGTGTCCGCGGTGGTTACAGGTGAGGCAGTCATGTAGTTAGACCATTCAGATTTCCAAGTTTTGTTACGAACGGAGAAGAATAGAACTTTAATAGCATGTGAGAACCTAATATCATAGGATGGTTGAGGATTGGTTTGTGGGGCATATGTTTGACGAGGAGCAGTTTGAACTTGTTCAATTAGTACATCGCGAGGGGCACATGCCATACGTTTACGTTCATCATTTGAAACAATGGCATAATTACCCCAAACTTGTGTTTGACCAAGAATTGGAGAAAGTGCGATATCACTTGGAACAGTAATATTAGCACGTTGTTCACCAGTTGCGGTAACATCTTCTAGGATAAGAAGATCTTGCCAATCACGGAAAGAGAAATTGATACGCATTTCATTGTATGGTAGGGCTGCAGTTGGTAGAGCTACACCAGTGTCTCGGCTGTAGAAAAATGGTAGCGGTAGATTGAGTGTAGCTGCAGGAATAGCATTTGCATCACCTGATGCATGAGGAAGGTATAGTGGAGGAACATTTCCAACCATGTTATTATAACCATTACGTTTTCCTGCAGGAACTGTGAAAGCAGCCCAGAAATCTAGATGATAATTATCGAAACGAGCTGCGACTAAATCATTAAAAGTAATATTACATTCACGAATTATATTGTGCATAAAATTCTTAGTCCACCTTAGACGACCATTAGCACCAAATTGATTACTAGCAAGAAGTGTTACTGATGGTGTTTGACAACGTAACCAAGTTTGTAGAAGATAATCACCAGCACGTGAAATGCTTACAGCCCATTCTTGACCAAATGCAGGTTGTCCAGATGCTTTGGAAAGTGCTACTGGTACTTGTGAAAACCAAGTTGATTTTCTTGTTTCACGAACGAAATAAGCAGTAGCGTCAGGACCACCATAGAGATATTTTTCAATTTCATCAAAAGTTGCGAGATCAATAAAAGCTGATGTTACATTAGATGTTGTTATAGATGCCATTCTTTATATTACTACAATATTATATTTAAATAATAATTTTTTTTTTATTTATTTTTTTATTTATTTAAAAATAATAATAGAAATTATAAATGTCTTCGGATAGCAATATAGATATAATTGTTATAGACAGTAAGATTCGTAATAATTTTAAAAAACAATATCTTGATATTTCTATGTATAAAAACAGATTATTAGATATAGAAGATTCTTTAAAAAATGTAGAATTAAATAATAAAAACAAAACTATATTAGAAAATTCTTATAAAAATTTATTAAAATATATAGAAGATATAGAAAATGAAACACAATATAATTTTTATATAATAAGAACTGTTGAAATATTAGAAGAATATAAAGAAATACTAAATGAACCTGTTAAACTTTCTTTTTTAGGTAAACATTCTAATAAAATTAATAAAAATAAGGAAAACATTATAAATAAATATATAAAAATTGCTAATGAATATATTATAATTGATGATTTACATAAAAATAATAATACAGATAAAATAATATGTAAAAATTGTAATAATAAAAAAGATTTTGAAATTATAGATAATAGTATATATATTTGTAATGTTTGTTATAATCAACAAATTATACAATATAATTCTTCTTATAGTGATATTTTAAGAATTAATATTTCATCAAAATATATGTATGATCGTAAAATACATTTTAGAGATTGTATAAAACAATATCAAGGTAAACAAAATTGTACTATTTCAACTAAAATATATGATGATTTATTTACACAATTTAATAATCATCATATTATTTTAAATAATGAATTACATGATAAAGATAAATTAAAAAACATTACTAAAAATCATATTTTAGTTTTTCTAAAAGAATTATCTTATTCTAATCATTATGAAAATGTTCATTTAATTCATTATAATTTAACAGGTATAAAACCAGATGATATTAGTTATTTGGAAGGAATATTGTTAGATGATTTTGATATTTTAACTGAATTATATGACAAAAAATTTAAAGATATTAACAGAAAAAATTTTATAAATACACAATATGTTTTATACCAATTATTATTAAGACATAAACATGCTTGTAAAAAAGAAGATTTTATTATTCTTAAAACAATTGATCGTAAATATTTTCATGATGAAATATGTAAATCATTATTTGAACATCTTGGTTGGAATTTCAGTCCTTTTTATTAATTTTAAAAAAATTTTTTAAAATTTAATGATATCATAAATTAATTCGTTTTATATTTAAAGTTAAAATCTTAAATATATAAAATGAATGAAAATAAAGAAGAAACTAAAACAAATGTTGATAATGAATCAGATCATGAAAAGAAAGTCAGTACACTAGTTACTGATATTATCATAAATAATTATGATAAAATGGATATTAATAATAAAGTTGTATCTGATGTAATTTTACAAAAAGGTATTGATGCTGGACGTGATTTTATGCTTAGTTCTGTTGATTTTGATTATTCTGCAATGAGATCAAAATATGGTTAATATTTTATTACTTTTTTTAATAGTAATTACTAAATATTTAATAATAATTTATAAAATTATTATTTACAACAATTAATATTATTTAAAATTTTATCCAAAATAAAATTGAATTTTATAATCAAATTTTATAAAAAAATAAGAAAT